GCGACGCGCGCATTTTCGGGGAAAATCGGGGGGGGTCGCCCGGGGTCGGCCCGAACCGTCCCCGGAACCGTTCCCGGAACCGTCCCGGAACCGTTCCCGCGGGGAGGGGCCATATGAGGCGGTCGTTATTGTGGGCGACGTTCGGCCTGGTGGTCGTGGCGGCATTCATGGTCGGAGCGGCGTCGGAGGCGTGGTGGTGGGCGCGCGGCCATGCGGAGGCGGCCGACCGGTGAGAGGCCGGAGCGGTGTACGTACGGTCATGGATGAGTTGCTCAACGTCCTCACCCTGATCGTCGGATGGACATTGCTCCCGATTGTCGTCGTCGCGGAGTGGGTGTGTGAGCAGGGGGAGCGCTGGTTACGCTGGCGACTCCGGCGGATAAATCGGGAATGAGGGTCTGTCCGGTTCTGTCCGGTTCTGTCCGGTTCTGTCCGGTTCTGTCCGGACATTCAAGTTAGGGCGATCGCTAACTTGAACTTGACAAACGGGCGATGAGTCATCACGTGTTGAAATGCTGGCCCGGGCTTTTCGATGATGTGGTGTGCGGGGAGAAACGATTCGAGGTGCGGCGCAACGATCGCGGATTCGACGCCGGCGACGTCCTGCAGCTGCGCGAATGGCGCCCGGACACGCGATCCTTTAGCGGCCGCGTGACACACGTCCGCGTCACGTATATCCTGCACACCGCGCCCGGCCTCCAGTTCGGTTTTGTCGTGATGGGAATCGAACCGTGTGAGGTACCGTTCGATGGGACGCGCTAATGGCCGGCAATTGGAACAGCGGTCGGCGCCCGCAGCCCACGGCGCTCAAAGTCCTGCGCGGCAATCCGTCAAAAACGCGGCTCAACGCAAACGAGCCCAAGCCGCCGGCGGTCACCGACAACTTCGACATTCCGCCGCCGGAACTCGACGGCGACGCGATGGCGATCGCGGAGTGGACGCGGGTCGCGCCCCTGCTGCGGATGTGCGGTCTGGTCAGTCAAGCCGAACGGACGGCGCTGACGGCGCTATGCCAGCAATGGAGTCAGTACCTCGAAGCGCAAACCCACATCCGCAAACTCGGCATGGTCGTCAAAACGACAAACGGCCTGCCGATGACGAACCCGTATCTGCCGATCGCGCGCGCCGCCCTCGCGGCGTGTCACCGCCTCTGGACCGAACTCGGCCTGACGCCGAGCGGGCGCGCCCGCGTGTCGAGACTGCCGCCGCTGTCCGACGCGCCGGCGCCGCGGAGCAAGTGGGCGGGTCTGTTGTGAGTGTCGCCGCCCTGGTCACCGACCCGCAGAACCGGCGGGCGCATCCGGCGCGCAATCTGGAGATGATCACCGCGTCGCTCAAGGAAGTGGGCGCCGCACGCGCGATCGTGATCGATGAAGACAATCTCATCCTGGCCGGCAATGGCGTCACGCACGCGGCGCCGGCGGCGGGTCTCGATCGCGTGCGCATCATCGATGCCGACGGCGACGAATTGATTGCGGTGCGGCGCCGCGGATTGACGGACACGCAGAAACGCGCGCTCGCGATGTACGACAATCGCACCGGCGAGCTCGCGACATGGGACCTGGCGCAACTGGCCACCGACGTGAAGAACGACCTCGACCTGGCGCCGTTCTTCTTCGACGCGGAAGTCCACGCGCTGCTCGACGTGCCGACCGGCGCCGAATGGAATGACAGCGTCGCGAAACTCCCGATAACCGACCACGCGGGATATCAACAGGTGGCGTTCATTCTCACGGCGGCCCAGGTCGAGATCGTGAAGGGCGCGCTCGCGCGCGCCAAGGCGGCCGGGGATTTCGGCGACACGGGCAACAGCAACAGCAACGGCAACGCGATCGCGCGCATCTGCGAGGCGTATGGGATTCGCGAAAACGATCATCCTCCGACCGATTGACGCCGCGGAGGCGAATGCGACGATTCGGCGCCTGCATTACAGCGGGAAGGTCGTGCGCAATTCGCAGCTGCACATCGGGGTCTTCTACCAGGGCGCGCTCGAAGGCGCGCTGCAATTTGGGCCGTCGATGGACAAGCGCCGGTTGATCGGATTGGTCCGCGGCACGGCGTGGCACCAGTTCGTCGAATTGAATCGGCTCGCCTTTTCCGAACGCCTGCCACGCAACAGCGAATCCCGCGCGCTCGCGATCGCGTGTCGGTTGCTGCAGCGCCACGCGCCGCAGGTGAAATGGATCGTCACGTTCGCGGACGCGACGCAATGCGGCGATGGGACGATCTATCGCGCGGCCGGGTTTCTGCTGACCGGCCTGCGCAAGAACAATCAGATCTGGGCCTGGCCGGATGGCACGCGCCTGCCGACGCGGCATACGTTGACGACGTCGCACGCCATGAAGGCGGTCACGGGCGGTGCGGCGTCGATGAAACCCTTCGCCGCGCAAGGCGCGCGACCCGTTCCCGGCTTTCAGATCCGGTATATTCGATTCCTCGATGCGACCTGGCTGGAACGATTGACGGTACCGGTGTTGCCGTATACCGACATTCAGCGGGTCGGCGCGTCGATGTACCGCGGGCGAGGTGCTGAGAACGGCACGGCGGTCCCAACCGCAGGGGGCGGTGAGATTCCGACCCGCCCGCTCCACTCATGAACCATTACATGCTCGATGAGAAGGGCGAAGTCGTGATGACCGAGGACCTGCTCGTGTGGGCTGCCTGGTTCGAGCGGGCAACGCGCGATCGCAGCCGGATCATTGCCCACGACCGTGACGAGCAGCCGGGCGCGCCCGATGTACTGGTCTCGACCGTGTTTCTCGGCCTCGATCACAATTGGACCGGCCACGGATTACCGGTCTTGTGGGAGACGCTGGTCATGGGCGGCCCGCACGATGGACACATGCGCCGGTATACGTCGCGCGCTGAGGCCATTGCCGGGCATCAAGCCGTTTGCCGGATGGTCAATCCGGTCCACTCATGACCCCGTCGCGCAAGGTCGAACTCATCAATCAACTCACGCACACCAAAGGCCCGTTTGCCGGGCAGCCGTTCCGATTGCGCCGGTGGCAGGAACGCCAGATCATCCGGCCGCTGTTTTCGATCGACCGGAAGACCAGACTGCGACGGTACCGGATGTGCCTGCTGATGATGCCGCGCAAAAACGGCAAGACGGAATTGTGCGCGGCCCTCGCGATCGATGGCTTGCTGTTCGATGAGGAAATCGGCGCCGAGGTCTATTCCGCGGCCGCGGACAAGGACCAGGCCGGGCTCGTGTTCAACGTCGCCGCGCAGATGATCCGCAATGACGCTGAACTCTACGCCGCGTGTGAGATTGTCGATTCGCAAAAACGGATCATCCACCGCAAGACCGGCAGCTTCTATCGCGCGATTTCCGCGGAGGCGTACTCGAAACACGGCTTCAACGCCTCGCGCGTGATTTACGACGAACTCCATGCCGCGCCGTCGCGCGAATTGTGGGACGTCCTGGCATCGAGCACCGGCGCGCGGGCGCAACCGCTCATCATCGGCATTTCAACCGCGGGCTACGACCGCCATTCGATTCTGTGGGAGTTGTATCAACACGCGCTGAAGGTGCGCGAGAATCCGGCACTCGATCCGACGTTCCTCCCGGTGATTTGGGAGGCGCCGGCCGATGCCGACTGGACCGATGAGCGCGTGTGGCATGCGGCGAATCCGGCGCTCGGCGATTTCCGGTCGCTCGAGGAGCTCCGGGCGGCGTGCGCGCGGGCGAAGGAAATTCCGGCCCAAGAAAACGCCTTCCGCCGGCTCTATCTGAACCAATGGACCGAACAGGCCGAGCGGTGGATTCCGCTGGCGGCCTGGGATGCGTGCCGGCGCCAAGGTCTATTTGGCGGCAACGCCATCGGTCCCGACATCCTGGCGGGCCGGCGGTGTTACGTCGGGCTCGATTTGTCGACCACCACGGACTTGACCGCGGCGGTCGCCGTGTTCCCGGACGACGACGGACCGGGCTTCGCGGTCGTGCCGCAGTTTTTCATTCCGGAAGAACGCATCCAGGCGCGCGTCACGCGCGACCGCGTGCCGTATGACGAATGGTCGCGCCTCGGGTACCTCACCACGACGCCCGGGCCGACCGTCGACTACGAATACATCCGCATGCACCTGCACGCCTGGCGCGATCGCTTCGATCTCCGCATGATCGCGTATGACCCCTGGAACGCCACCGACTTGACCACGCGTCTCGAAAAGCAGGACGGCTTCATGTGCGTGAAAATGCGCCAGGGCAAAGCCACGCTGTCGGCGCCCTCGAAGGCGCTCGAAAAAGCGATCCTCGAAAAAACACTTCGACATGACGGCCATCCGGTCTTACGCTGGAACGTCGGCAACGCCGCAGCAGAGAGCGACGCCGCCGGCAATATTCAACTCTCGAAGGCGCGGTCCACGGAACGGATTGACGGGCTCTATGCCCTCGTGATGGGCCTCGATGCGATGCAACGCGACGCGCCAACACCGCCGAAGGAATATCAAATTTTCTTTCTCGGTGGCCGGTGAATGCCGGTGACCCGCCGGCGCAATGGGCGGCCGCCGCTCGACCCGACCGGTCGGTCAGTGCCGGTGTGTTTGAGATTGCCAGGCCAACGCTATGACGAGCTTTACGTGCGCGCCCAAACCGCGCGCGTGAGCGTGCCGGAACTCATTCGGCGGTCGCTCAAACCTGAAAAAATAGATATCGAAAGTTCCCGCCGCGACGCCTGACCCCGCACACTACGCGCGCCCGTGGACCGCAAGTACACGTACGCGCTCCTGCACGTCAAAGACCTGAACGCGGAGACGCGCACGATTGCCGGCATTGCCTCGACCGCGACGCCCGACCTACACGGCGACATTCTCGAACCCAAGGGCGCGCATTTCCGGAATCCGCTCCCGCTGCTGTTCCATCACGACAAAACGGCGCCGGTCGGCCATGCGACGTTGAGCGTCGAGGGTGACGAGATCCGGTTCGAGGCCACGCTCGCGGAGGTCGCCGAACCGGGCGCCGTGCGCAATCGCGTCGAGGAAGCCTGGCAATCCATCAAGGCCGGCCTGATTCGGGCCGTGTCGATCGGGTTTATGCCGCGGCCCGGCGGCATGAAGTTCCGCAAACAAGGCGGCCTGCACTTACTCCAGACCGATATCTTCGAACTGTCGCTCGTCACGATTCCGGCCAACGTCGACGCGACGATCCTGACGGTGAAGTCGCTCGATGCGCCGCATCTTGCCGCCGCCGAACGGTGGGCCTTCGCCACGCGGACAAAGGACCGCGCGCCTATGACGCACAAAGAAATCATTCAGAACTTCGAGAACAAACGGGCGGCGATCGTGGCGCGCATGGACGTGCTGATGGCCGATGCCAACGCGGCCGGCGAAACATTGAGCGGCGACCAGGCGGCGGAATACGACCGTCTGGGCCTCGAAGTGAAAAGCATCGATGAGCACCTGGTCCGCGCGCGGGAGCTGGAACGGCTCAACGCGGCCGCGGCCACGCCGGTGACGTCGAACAATTCGCCGGCCGTGACGACGCGTCCGGTCGTCAGCATCCGCCCGAATGTCGAGCCGGGCACGGCCTTCACCCGGATCGCGATGGCGACTGCGGCGTGCAAAGGCAACAAATGGGAAGCGGCCGAATATGCGAAGCAATGGGACGACACGACCCCAGAAGTCAGTTTGTTTCTCAAGGCGGCGGTGGCGCCTGGCACGACGACCGATGCCGCCTGGGCCAAACCACTCGCGACGCCGGGCAACGTGATCCTCGAAGAGTTTCTGACGCTGTTGCGGCCGGCGACGATTATCGGGCGGATTGGCGGCATGCCCAAAGTCCCGTTTCTCGTTCCCGTGCCGCTCGTCACCGCGGGAGGCTCCTACAAGTGGGTCGGGGAAGCGAAACCCAAGCCCGTGACAAGCATGGCCTTTTCGAGCACGTCCCTCCCGATCACGAAAGCGGCCGGCATCATCGTGTTGACCGAGGAACTCGTCCGCAACTCGACGCCGAGCGCCGAGGAGGTCGTCCGACGCGAAATGATTCGCGGGATTGCGTCATTTCTCGACAAACAGTTTGTCGATCCGACCGTGGCGGCGGTCGCCGGCGTGAATCCCGCCAGCGTGACGAATGGCGTCACGCCCGTGACCGCGACGACGAATCCGGCGACCGATATTCATGCGCTGCTGTCGAAATTCACGACGGCGGGACTCCCGGTCGCCGGCGTGCATCTCATCATGTCGTCGACGAACGCGCTCGCGCTCGCGTTTCGGAAAAACAATGACGGCTCGGCCGAGTTTCCTGGCGTGTCCGTCACGGGCGGCGCGATCAGTGGAATCCCGCTCATCGTCTCGGATCATGTCGGGGATGACGTCGTCGCTGTCCTGGCGCCGTATGTCGTGTATGCCGATGATGGCGGCGTGACGGTGGACGTCTCGCGCGAGGCGTCGCTCCAGATGGACTCGGCGCCCATGTCGCCCGCGGATGCGACGACGGTCTATGTCTCGCTCTGGCAGACGAACAGCGTCGGGCTCAGGGCGGAGCGGTTCATCAACTGGGTCAAAGCTAATCCGAACGCGGCCCAGTATATCGATGGCGCCGTGTGGACGCCGGGACTCTAAAGGGGAGCGTATGAGTGTTGGCCTCGCGGTCACGAAAGCGGAAGTCGACGCGCGCGCGGGCGACCTGGCGCGGCAATTCCAGCGCAGTTTCGGCGACGTGGTGACGATGCAGCAATTCCTGCTCGCCACCGCGGACGCCGACCTCGTCGCCCTGGGCTACACGCCGGAGGAAGTCGCATCGCTGAAAACCGCGTACACGGATTTGATGCAGCTCGCGAATATTTGGACGGGCGCGCAGGCCTTACCGGCCGCGAAGGATTTTCGGATCTTCGTGTCGCGGCTCTGGGGCGTCGGCGCCTTCTAACCATGAATCTGTTCGGCTGGACGCTGACGCTGCAACGCAAAGCGGTCGCGGCGCCCGCGGACGCCGGGCCTCTCACCGGGTTCGGATCGGGTGGCTGGTGGCCGGTCATCCGCGAACCGTTTACCGGCGCGTGGCAGCAGAACGCCGAGATCAAAGGCGAGACGGCTCTCGCCTATTGGGCCGTCTTCGCCTGCACGACGCTGATTGCCTCCGATATCGGCAAGATGCGTCTGCGCCTCGTCGCCCAGGACGACGCCGGCGTCTGGACCGAAACCACGAATCCGGCGTACTCGCCGGTCCTCCGCAAGCCGAACCGCTATCAAACGACGCTGAAATTCGTCGAGCAATGGATCACGTCGAAGCTGACGCACGGCAATGCGTACGTCTTGAAAGAACGGGACGCGCGCGGGGTCGTGAAGGCCTTGTACGTGCTCGACCCGCGGCGCGTGACCGTGCTGATTGCGCCCGATGGCGAGATCTATTACGAATTGAATCGACCGGACCAGGATTTGACGGGCCTCATGCGCGACGGTGCCGTCGTCGTGCCGCGCAGCGAAATCATTCACGACCCGATGGTCACGCTCTTTCACTCACTCGTGGGCGTGACGCCGCTCTATGCGTGTGGCCTCGCGGCGGTGCAAGGCCTCACGATTCAAACGACGTCGAACAAGTTTTTCGAGGGCGGGTCGCAACCGGGCGGCGTGATCATGATTCCCGACAAGCCGAGCGACGAATTCGTGCAACGGATCAAGAACAAGTGGGACACGGGCTATAGCGGCGAGAACATCGGGAAAATTGCCGTCCTGACCGAAGGCATGAAGTACCAACAGCTCTCGATTAGTGCCACCGACGCGCAGCTGATTGAACAATTGCGCTGGACCGCGGAAACGATCTGCGCCTGTTACCACGTGCCATTTGCGCTCATCGATTCGTCGAAAGGGATGCCCGACAACCCCGAGGCGATGGTGCAGCAGTACTACTCGCAATGTTTGCAAACGTTGACCGCGTCCCTCGAGGCGCATCTCGATGACGGTCTCGACCTCGGGTCAGACTTGGGCACCGAGTTCGACGTCGACGACCTGGTGTGGATGGACACCGCCACGAAAACCAAGGCGGCCGCGGACACGATCGGCGCCGGCGCATTGTCGCCGAACGAAGCGCGGCTCAAATATTTCGGTATGGGAAAAGTCAAAGGCGGCGATTCACCGATGGTGCAGCAGCAGTACTACTCGCTCGCGGCCCTCGCCGAGCGCGACGCCGACCAACCGTTTGCGAAACCGACGCCGGCGACGCCGCCGGCGAGCAGCTCGTCCGACCGGCTCGCCCTCGCCGACGACACCGCCGCCGACGATGAGAGCAACGAGGAGCCACGTGAATGATAAATCCTGGACCGTATCCACCAACGACCCCGGCATCGGACCCCGAACCGGACCCGACGAGGGAAGACCCCGACCCGCTGACGGTCCCGCCGCCGGCACCGCGCGAAGAGCCGCCGCCGGAGGAACCGCCCGGGCCGGCGCCGCCAGGACCGGAAACGCCGCTCGTGTCCCTGGACGATGCGAAACGGCACTTAGGCGTCACCGATCCGGCACGTGACACCGAGATAACGTTTACGCTCCGACACGCGAGCGCGCTCATTTTCGACTACATGAAAACGCGGATTGATCCGACCTGGGACGCGACCACGGCGCCGGCCGCCGTCCAGCGCGCGACGTTGATCATGCTCGGGCATCTGTGGGAACACCGCGGCGATGACATGGCGCCGGATGACCATGACGAGAAGGTGTGGGCGGTGATCAAGAACCTGCTCGCGACCCGGCGCGATCCGGCGTTTGCGTGATCCATGAAACGCGGTACGCGCGGCGGCCTGTGGCACGTGGTCACGTTTGAGAATCCCGGCACGCCGACGCCCGACCCGGACGGCGGATATACCGAGGAGTGGACGCCCATCACGCCGCCGGACGGATGGCGTGTGAGTATTCGACCGGCGACCGTGCGCGACCTCGAACGCACCACGGCCGGCACGGTGACCGCGCAAGCGACGCATATCGTCCAGGGTGACTATCATCCGGGCGTGACGACGAAAACGCGCATGAAGAAATTCGACGGGACAACGTTTCAGATCGCCGGCGTCACGAGTGTGGATGACCGGGACCGCGAAATGGAACTCTTTTGTGTGGAGCAACTCGATGCCGAGTGAACTCCGCCTTGGCGGCGTCGATGTCTTGATCGCTGAACTGGAACGCACGTCGCCGGACCTCGCCGACGAAACGGCACCGGAAATTGAGAACGCCACGGACCGCACGGAGACGCGCACGCGGGACGCCTATCCGGTCGTGTCGGGTGACTTGCGCGACGGGGTCCGCAAGGTCCCGGTGTCGACCGGACGGCGGTATCGCCTGCATACGCGCGTCGTGTCGGGCGCGGCGCACGCGCACTTCTACGAATTCGGCACGGTGCGCACGCGGGCACATCCGACGTTCCTGCCGATCGCGCGCCAGGAGCAAGTGGCGATGGTGAAACGGGTCGTCGCGATCGTGCGCGCCCACGGCCTGCAGGTGACCGGAGACTAAGCCGATGGCCGACGCAAATGGCCTCGACAGCGCGGTGCTCATACTCCTGCAACAGGACACGCAGCTGCTCGCGCTCTGTCCCGATGGCACGTGGTGGGACCGCGCGCCGGTCGGCCTCTCGCAATTCGTGATCGTGTCGCTCTTTGACCATGAGGATATTCCGGGCCTCGATGATACCGACCTATGGGAACGGACCGAGTATCTCGTGAAGGCCGTCGTGCGCAGCAAGTCCGGCACTACGGCCGGCGATGCCGCGGCGCGCATTCACACGCTGCTCCATCGCACCGTGATCGACCTCGCGCCGGCCAGCTACGCATATATGGCCTCCCGGCGCCTTCGACGCGTGGATTACACCGAACCGGACCCGAGCGATAAAGCGATGAACTGGCACCACAACGGCGGGACCTACGAACTCGCCGCCACGGCACTCTGAACCACGAAAGGATCACGCGTATGGCTCGACGCCACGGCAGCAAAGGCCAAGTGAAGATGGACCCCACGGGCGGCGCGACGACAGCCGTGGTCGCGTCGCTCAACAACTGGTCGCTCGACCTCACGCGCGATCGCGCGGACGTGACGTGTTTCGGCGACACGAACAAAGTCAGCGTCCAAGGCCTGCCGACCTACGAGGGCGAGCTCGCCGGCATCTGGGACCCGACCACGACGCCGGATCTCTTCCATGCCGCAATGGGAGACGTCGCCGTCATGCTCGAACTGGTTCCGTCCGCGCTCGACCCGACGCACTTGTTCAAAGGCCTCGCGTATCTCGACGCCGGCATCGAAGTCGCCGCCGATGGGGCCATCACGATCAGCGGGTCGTTTGCCGCGGCCGGGCCGTGGGCGCTCGAACCGCCGCCGGCCTAAGCGGGCGCCATGCATGTGAGCGGCCGAGTCGCGCGCGTGAAGTGGACCTATTTCACCGCGGCGGAGGTCAGCGCTTATACCGTCACGTATGAAGCCGCCGGCGCGTGGCAGATGGGCGCCAAGGTCGAGATCGCGGACGCCTACCTGCTCACGCAACGGCCGCTGATGTTTGTGGCGCCGTTTCGCGGCGGCGCCTGGCAGTGGCCAGTCAAAACCGTGGAACTGGCTGCCGACGGGCGCCGCCTGACCGCGCGCCTGGGCGACTGGTTTGTTACCCGAAAGGACACCGCATGAGCATCCGGATGCGCCGCCCGGAGACCACACGCCTGGATCTCTCGGGGGACGATTACCTGGTCGTCAAAAAGTATTTAACCGCCGGCGAGGCGCAGCAACTGTTCGGCGCGAGCGTGAAGCCGGTGTACGTGCCCCAGGGCACGGTGACGCCCGAGATCCTGGCCGCGGCCATGTCGCAAATGCAGGTCGACATCACGGCCGCCACACGCGAGACGATCCTGGCGTATTTGCTGGATTGGAGTTTCCAAGACCCCGACGGACGGCCGCTGGTGATTGCCGACCAGCCGCGGAGCGTCGTGAGTGCGATCCTCAGCAACATCGATGACGACGCGTATATGGAGGTCCTCCGGGCGATCGGCGCCCACAAAGCCGCGGTGGATGCCGAGGTCGCGGCACAAAAAAAAATCCCGCGTGGACCGCGGCCCTTGACACCGATCTCGACCTCTGTCGGGTAAT